GTCTGGTTCCATGTCAGATGTTTTCTTGGATACCATCAAGCAACTTTATAATCTTATCTGGTTCTGTCGTAAAGTTAATATTCCTTTCGACGTATATGCTTTCACTAACGAGTGGAAACGTGGTGGTCATTATAATGGTGAATACCATCAACCAGATCTTGAATATGCTTGTGAACGAAAGGAAGGTGAGTTCCAAATCGATAATACCTTCTCCATGATGCAGATCCTTACTAGCTCTTGTCGCAAGTCGGATATGGAGAATCAACTTCGGAATGTCTTCCGTCTTGCACACAGTTTGGATTCACGTTGTAGGTATCAATGTTTGTATCAGTATCCTTCTCGTCTTGGACTTTCTGGCACTCCTCTGAATGAAGCAATCATCTCTCTGAATAGTATTATCCCAGACTTCTTCAAACGTAACAAAATCCAGAAAGTTCAGACTATTGTTCTTACCGATGGCGAGGCTTGTTTCATCAAGATCAATCGTTCTATCTACAACGTTGATGGTAGTTATGCTTACATGGGTGTTCGTAGTGTAATTCCTGGTAACACTTATATCCGTGATCGTATTACTGGACAAACATTTAAGATCGGTGACGATCACCAAGACACCACCACCGCTTTACTTAACCAGCTTCGTTCACGGTTCCCCAGTATGAATTTTATTGGGATGCGTCTTCTCAACTCTCGTGATACCAACAGTTTCATTCGCAGGTACACAAAGTTTGATTATTCTGTTAGTGAAAAACTGATTGAAACTTATCGTAAAACCAAGTCCTTTGTTCTGAATGATGTTGGATATCATGCTTACTTCGGACTTTCCTCTTCCGCTCTTTCCAACGATGTTGAATTTGAGGTGAAGGAGGATGCAACCAAGAGTCAGATCAAGTCTGCTTTTGCTAAGAGCTTGAAAGGCAAGAAGATGAACAAAAAAATCCTTGGGGAGTTCATCAATTTTATCGCTTGAGACGGTCTTGAAAGTGGCACAAACCCCGTGCCACAGTCCGTTTTTCCCAGTATAATGTATACATACCAATGAGGTTCAAATGACCACCCGCGTGAACACTGAGTCCCTGATCGATTCCATCCGTGATCTTTACGGAAATGTTCTTACCGCTTCTGATGTACGTGCTTTCTGTGCTTCTCGTGGTATTTCGTACCCTACTGTGACTAAAAAACTAGAAAACTATAAGACCTCTCGTGGTAATTGGGATCTGACGGTGCAAGAAGCTCGTCAACAACTAGAAAAAACAGTAACCTCTCCTTCCGTAGTTCCACCTATCGAACAAAATCTTATCCCCGAAAAAGATGATACCTTCGTCCAGTTTGGTAATTTTAAGGATATTAAGCGTATTGTTCAGTCCCGTCTTTTTTATCCGACATTTGTTACGGGTCTTTCTGGTAATGGCAAAACGTTCTCGGTTGAACAAGCCTGTGCTCAGTTGGGTCGGGAGCTGATCCGTGTTAACATTACGATTGAGACTGATGAAGATGATCTCATCGGCGGATTCCGCCTGGTCAATGGTGAAACTGTTTGGCATAATGGTCCAGTCGTCGAAGCCTTGGAGCGCGGTGCGATTCTTCTGCTTGACGAAATTGACCTGGCTTCCAACAAAATTCTTTGCCTTCAGTCCATCCTTGAAGGTAAGGGAGTCTTCCTCAAGAAGATCGGTCGGTTTGTGAAACCTTCCGCTGGGTTTAATGTGTTTGCAACTGCCAACACCAAGGGTAAAGGTTCTGACGATGGTCGTTTCATTGGAACTAATGTTCTGAACGAAGCATTCCTTGAGCGTTTCCCTGTGACCTTTGAACAGTCCTATCCTAATCCTGCGACTGAACAGAAAATCCTAGAGGGCATTTCTCTGGATCTTGGTGTGGAAGATCGTGACTTCTGTAAGCGTTTGGTGGACTGGGCAGACATTATCCGCAAAACCTTCTATGATGGCGGTGTAGAAGAGATTATTTCTACCCGACGTTTGGTTCACATCATTCGTGCTTTCTCTATCTGGAAAGAAAAGTCTAAAGCAATTCAAGTTTGCATTAATCGTTTTGATGATGAGACCAAACAAGCCTTCCTTGATCTCTATGACAAGGTTGATGCAGATGTAAATTTCGGTGAAAACAATGGATCTGTGGAGTGAGTATAAAAAAGTTCTCTGGGAAATCTTTCCCGATCTAGAGAACATCTGTGACTGGGCGGACTGGGAGGAAAAAGGAACCTCCCTTTCCGCCAAGATCTACAACAGTGAAACCATCCTTAAATCTAGGGAGGTTGAGATCTGGGATGAGAAGTCATGTATTTACAACAACATCATTTATCCAAGAACAGGAGAGAACCTTCCCTGTTTTGGCATGGATTTGATGGGTTTCTTTGACAAGAAAGTTATCCTTGTATTTGACTTCCAACACCCTGTAGAGAATTATCTATTCTCGCACCCAGATCTTCCTAAAGCTGAGGGCAATTTCCGATTCTTTGAACCAGGAAATCATTTCTCAGAAAACATTTACGTTGCTAAATGTACTATGTCTGAAGTCAATGAACATCTTGATATGTTCAAAAAATACTTGACTGTTTACCGAGACATGGTAGAATGTTTAAAACCAAACGGCTTTGATGCCCGTTCTACATACGGTGATTTTGACAGGTACATGAAGAAACTTGACCCTGTAGGCGGTTATCTTTCCAATAAGTTTGGCAAAGAAAAAGCCGAATCACTTGTAAACGATTTCTTATTCTGTTATGGTTAATGCTTGGAGTTTACTTTACGATGAAATGAACGAGGAAAAACACGATAAGTCATACTATGAGTATGACCGAAATGACGCAGATCGTAAAAATCCTTTCGTTGATGGACATGGAGATGTCCGATATCCAGCAGATCATCCTAGTCAAGATTTTTGGCATGAGGATGGATTTAGTCTGACTGGTAATCCTGGAGCCGCAGCTCCAGATACAATTACGTTCTCTAGTGATGGTTATGCAGCTGCACAACCTGTACCCCTTTCCACTTACGCTGAAGACATTGTGACATTCAATTTGACTTCTGAAATCGAAGCTATTAAAAAAGAAGGAGGATATGAATATACTCCTTTGTCTAATGACACAAAATATATTTACGAATCACCTGATAAAGGTAAGACAGTCTATCGCCGCAAGTTTGGTGACTCTCCCACTAACAGGGAACTCATCAACGTTGAAGAAGGTGTAGATCGTTCTATCCAAGATTACATGCCTCCCTGGGGACATAGTGATATGGAAGCTCTCGGTAAGTCACAGATTGATCTCAATCTTGATTCTACTGAAAAGAATGGATTCTGGAAATACGAAGAAGATAAAACCCTTAAAGAGGTTCGTGATTATCTTTCTGGAACTTACCGTGCCCATTACACTTCTCAAGATTCCAAGACTCAGACTCTTGATTTGATTGAAAGTATTGGTGATGCAGAGGCATTTACCCGTTCAAACGCAATCAAGTATTTGTCTCGGTTTGGTAAGAAGAATGGTAAGTCACGACTTGACATTCTCAAAGCCATCCACTATTGTATCCTTCTCTACCACTTCTCTGGACTTCATAATGCAAACTCAAACTCCTATGAAACTTTCTGATCGTACTATTAACTTGCTTCGGAACTTCTCCAGCATTAATCAGTCGATCTTGTTCAAGGAAGGTAAGAAACTTCGCACCATCAGTGTGATGAAGAACATTCTTGCAGAGGCTAATATTGATGAGGAATTTCCCCAAGACTTCGGTGTATACGATCTTGGTCAGTTCCTCAATTCTCTCAATCTTTTCCAAGATCCCGAATTGAACTTCAATGGTGACAGTTATGTTACCGTAAAGGAAGGTAAACAGAAATCTAAGTATTTCTTTGCTGATCCCAGCGTTATTGTTTCTCCTCCCGAGAAATCAATCAACCTTCCTTCAGTTGATGTTGAATTCAATCTGAAGAGTTCACAACTAGATCGTCTTCTTAAGGCTGCATCTGTGTATCACCTGACTGACCTTTCTGTGATTGGTGAAGGTGGTGAGATTAAACTCATGGTTCATGATCGTAAGAACGATACTTCCAATGATTTCTCGATCGTTGTTGGGGAAACTTCTCAGAAGTTTGCTCTGCATTTCAAGGTTGAGAATATTAAGATCGTTCCTGGTACTTATGACGTTAAGATCTCTCGTAAACTTTTGTCAGAGTTTAAGTGTTCTGAGTACGATCTGACTTATTATATTGCTCTTGAACCTGATCTTACCTGGGAAGAATGAACATCTTTGTGACCGATCCATGTCCACGTCGATCCGCTCGGTCACTCCCCGATAAACATATCGTCAAAATGCCACTTGAATCCTGTCAGATGATCTCTATCATCTACAGCAAGTGGTATTTTAATTGGGGAGATATCTATCGGATTGATGGACAACCCTATGAAACCCGTAAGGGTGCTTTCAAAAGTCATCCCTGTACAAAATGGGCTGCAGAAAACCATTACAATCTTGCTTGGTTGATTGCTCATGGTATTGCATTGTGTGGGGAATATACTCATCGATACAATAAGATTCACTCATGCAATAAGACTCTTTTTGAAGCTAAAAAAATGTTTCATAGGGTGACTGGAACAGCGATTACATGTTATAGTATGGCTGATAACTTCGTCCGTGCGATGCCCGATGAGTTTAAACTTGACACAAGCATTGACACTTTTACTGCTTACAAGATGTATATCGCATCCAAATCTTGGGCTGCATCTAATTATCTTCGTGACGAATCCCGCAAACCAGATTGGTTATGAATAGTTCTTGGACACTTCCCGTCGAGGAAGACGGCGAAGATTATATTATTACATTTCCACCAGAACTTTTGGAAAAGGCTGGATGGAAACCTGGGGACCTTCTTAGTTGGGTCCCTCTAGATGATGACTCTTACGAATTGAGGAAAGTGAAAAATGCGGAATGAATTTTTGTGGGTTGAGAAGTATCGGCCTAAGACCATTGAAGATTGCATCCTACCAGAAAATATTAAGAAAACCTTTACGGACTTTCTAAATAAGGGTGAACTACCAAATCTTCTTCTCTCTGGTCCTCCTGGTATCGGAAAGACTACGGTAGCAAAAGCTTTATGTGAAGAACTAGGAGTTGATTATTATGTCATCAACGGATCTGACGAAGGACGATTTCTGGACACAGTACGGAACCAAGCAAAGAACTTTGCTTCGACCGTCTCACTTTCTGCGTCTGACGCAAAGCACAAAGTCATCATTATTGACGAGGCTGACAACACAACCCACGACGTACAACTCCTACTACGGGCAAATATTGAGGCGTTTTATAACAACTGCAGATTCATCTTTACTTGCAACTTTAAGAATCGAATCATTGAACCCCTTCATTCCCGCTGCGCTGTCGTTGACTTCTCCATCAACGGTAAACAGAAACCAGCAGTTGCATCTCAATTCTACAAACGTCTCAAAACGATCCTTGATCAAGAAGGCGTTGAGTCGGACCAAAAAGTCCTTGCAGAACTGGTTTCAAAACATTTCCCTGATTTCCGAAGAGTTCTGAATGAGTGTCAACGACACGCTGTTGGGGGTGAAATTGATTCCTCAATCCTGGCTAGTTTTTCTGATGTAAATATTCATGCGCTTATTAAGAACCTTAAGGACAAAAAGTTTCCTGAAGTACGTAAGTGGGTCGTCAATAATCTGGACAATGATCCTAGTGTACTTCTGCGGCGTCTTTACGATGCTCTTTTTGAAGCCGTTGACGGTCCTAGCATTGCTGCTGCTGTGCTCATTATTGCTAAGTATCAGTATCAAATTGCATTCGTAGCTGACCAAGAAATTAATCTTCTTGCAGCACTAACTGAAATTATGGTGGAGTGTGAATTCAAATGATTAGTAGAGATGAACTGATGCACCTTCGCCTTCAGGCATGGTTGCGGGAAAACAGTTGCGATGATTTGGAATATCTTGGTAATTGGGATGGGAAGCATTGGTACAGAATTGGTCCACATGAAGTCTCCGCAGACCAAGTAGAAGATTTGGAACTAGTAGGAGAAGTTGATGAATGATTTTAAATGAAAATGATGCGATATATGCTGCCAATAAGTTCATTGATTATTTTTCTAATACTGGAAGAATTGATGACTACCTACGTAGTGTAAAACTGGATAGGATTGCAAGTCAGCCTAAATCCATTCCTGGATTTGGACCAGAGGATGATCTCTTCAGTGACTTTGATATGCATCCAGAAGACATGGATATTAAGATCTATGCCGCTGGTGAGAAGAATGGATTCAGTAATGAATACTTCAATGAACGACTACAAATTACTATGTCTCATGCATTTGAGACTTCTATCCCAGGCAAGTCCTTAAAGTGGATTGTTCAGGAAGTCAATACTAATAAGACTATTGGTTTTATTAGATTTGGATCTCCAACAATCAACTCTAGACCTAGGAATGAGTGGCTTGAGGCAACTCCAGAACTGTCTAGATTCAATAGACATGCGATTATGGGATTCGTTATTGTCCCTACTCAACCCTTTGGATTTAATTATCTTGGAGGTAAACTCCTCGCCTTATTGTGTTGTTCTCACACTGCAAGAGAACAGCTAAATAGTAAGTACGATGCAGATATCTGTCTATTTGAAACCACTTCTTTGTATGGATCTACAAAATCATCTTCTCAGTATGATGGTTTGAAACCATACATGAGGTATAAAGGTTTGACAGACAGTGACTTTACACCTTTGCTGCATGATTCAATCTTTAAGGATCTGAACAAATGGTTCATAGCGCGGAACAACGACAAACTTCTGGTGAAGGAGGACGCATCCAGTCGGAAACTCAAGACTCAACAAAAGATGATCTCAATCATCAAGAAAAGCTTACCTTCTCAAAAGGTTGTGGAGTTCCAGACTGCGATTGTAAATGCAAAAAATCTGACTGAACAGAAGAGATTTTACATGTCCACCTATGGATTCTCTAATTCTAGAGAAGTAATCCTTGGTCAAGAAGAAACTTTAAAGAGAGGAGATAACTACGATAGATTTGAGGTTGAATCTATTGTTGAGTGGTGGAAAAAGAAGGCATCGAAACGATACGAGTCTTTAAAAAATGAAGGTAGACTTCGCACCAAGCTAGAGACTTGGAATATTAATCCAGATGAAATTGACATTATTAGGTGATGGCACTAGGGACACATTGTTTTTTAAGTCTATATGACTGTGATCGTAGGGTATTGGACGACATTGATACCCTTATTTCCATCTCAGAGACCTCTGCAAGGGTCTCTGGCGCTACTGTAGTGCAAACCATATACAAGAAGTTTGAACCGCAGGGAGCGACCGTCCTGACTCTCCTAGAGGAGAGTCATATCAGTATTCATACATGGCCAGAACGCGGTGAGGCTGCTGTAGATATATTCACCTGTGGGACTTGTGATCCTTCTCTTGGTGCTAAACATATTATTGACTCAGTTCATTCCCAACGATATAAGATGGAGGTTGTTGAACGGTGAAGATTGAACTAACCGATTGGTTGAATTCTATTAATTTTACGAAGGATAATCGGATGGATTCCGATGATGTATCCGTAGAAAAACAATATCCAGCATTTATTATTAACAAGTGCATGTCTGCACACATTGATTGTGTTCTGTATGCGAATGAGATGAATCGCAATCATCAACTTCCAAGTAAACTCCAATATGACTTTTATCTAAATAGTATCAGGAAAAAGAAGAGATTTTCTCCCTGGCTCCGCAAAGAAAAAATTCAAGACCTTGATGCTGTCAAATCTTACTATGGATATAGTAATGAAAAAGCAATGCAGGCTCTGAAGATTCTAAATAAAGAACAGATAGATTACATTAAAAAGCGACTTGATGTTGGAGGTACAAGATGACTGCATTTGCAGAACCAGAAGTGAATTGGTCACCAGACCAAATGATTGAAGTTTCCCTAAATGAGCCAGATGATTTTCTCAAAGTTCGTGAGACTTTGACCCGTATTGGAGTAGCTTCTCGCAAAGAAAAGAAGATCTACCAATCGTGTCATATCCTCCATAAACAAGGAAGATATTACATCGTTCATTTTAAGGAGTTGTTTGCTCTTGATGGCAAACATGCTAACCTTACTATTAATGATGTTCAACGTAGAAATAGAATTATTAATCTCCTATCGGACTGGGGACTAATTACTGTTCTAGTTCCAGAATTGACATCGGATGTTGCTCCTTTGAATCAGATTAAGGTTCTATCTTATAAGGATAAAGGAGATTGGACTCTGGAAACTAAGTATAATATCGGTAAGAAAAAGAAGACGGAAGTCGCTTAACCGTACTGGAAAGAGGGGTTTTTACCACCCCTCTTTTTTTGTGATCTATTATAATTAGTAGTGGACGCCGCAAGGGTCCACAAAACACAAACTCGCTTTTAAAGGAGCTACCATAATGACTAACCTAACAAGGTACAGAACTGCGGATCTTCCTACTCTATTGGATAAGATTACGCGAAATAGCATTGGTATGGATGAATATTTTGATCGACTGTTTCATCTACATGAAACTTCTAGTAATTATCCCCCGTATAATCTAGTTCAGGTAAGCAATGTGGAATCACGATTAGAAATTGCACTGGCTGGATTTAAGAAGGAAGAAGTTTCTGTATATACAGAGTATGGAAAACTTTTTGTTGAGGGAACTAGAGAAGACAAAGAGGATTCCATTACATACGCCCATCGTGGACTTGCTCAAAGATCTTTCAAACGTGCATGGACACTCTCGGATGATACTGAGATTAGATCCGTCGTCTTTGAGGATGGGTTGCTTTCGATAGAACTAGGTAAAGTGGTTCCAGAACATTACCAGAGAAAGGACTGGTTCTAAATACTTAGGAATATCGTCGGCGCAGGGGCTCACTGGCAAAATCCAGTTGACGCCCCCCTTTTTTTGTGGTAAACTGAATTGTATTTGAAAATATCATGACTATCAAACTGGTTCTTCTTAAATCTAATGAAGAAGTAATTGCTGACGTGCAAGAACTTGTGGATGAGAATGACAAAGTAATGTTTATGGTTCTCACTAATCCCTTCTGTTGCAAGTTGGTAGAAGCTCCAGAGATGCTTGTTGAGGGAAGTGAACCAAGTGAAGCTAGGTACAGTGTTCAATTTTTCCCTTGGATGCCCCTTTCGGCTGAGAAGAGAATCTCTATTGACCCCAGTTGGGTTGTTACCGTGGTGGAACCATCGGAAATGGTAAAGGAATCTTATGAGGCTAGGATGAATGGAACAGCAGGAAATTAACGTTCAGTGCATCATCTTGACTAATGACGAAGTACTAATTAGTCAGATTGAAGAAGTTGTCGCTGACATTGGAGAACCAAATTGTAGATTGACATCTCCTTATAAAATTCTTGGACGACATGAAACGGATGCTCCAGTTGAGGAAAGATTTGTTCCATGGCTGGCAGATATTACCGATGATAATGTTATAATGTTATCATCCGATAAGATTCTGACTCTTGTCGAACCACACCGAATACTCATTGATCACTACTTGAAGATTGCTACAACATGAGGTTTTACACCAACGTCTTTCAGATTGGAAATGACATCCTAGTTCGTGGATACGAGAATGGAAAACATTTCAGCGATAGACAAGAATTCTATCCAACTTTTTATGTGCCCACAAAGAAACAATCTAAGTGGAAAACTCTGGATGGTATTTCTGTAGAACCTGTAAGACCTGGCACAATTCGTGACTGTAGGGAATTCCTGGACAAGTACTCCTCTGTCCAGGGTTTTTCTGTATTTGGGAATGAGCGATATATCCATCAATATATCTCTGATGCTTATCCAGAAGATGAGATCAAGTTTGATATTAACAAGATTAAACTGATCACCATTGACATTGAGGTTGCTGCAGAAAGTGGATTCCCAGACGTATTCAACTGTGCTGAGGAACTACTTCTTATTACCGTTCGGGATTATTCTACCAAGAAAGTCATTACTTTCGGGTCTAGACCATATAACAATACCGATCGGGATAATTTTAAATACGTTCGGTGTCACTCGGAATCCGAACTGATCATGTCGTTCTTGGATTGGTGGCAAACCAATACTCCAGAAGTTATCACTGGATGGAACTGTGAACTGTACGATATTCCGTACCTAGTTGGCAGGGTTGAACGTATTATGGGTGAGAAGACCGCTAAGAAGTTTTCTCCTTGGGGCATCATTAAGAAAAATGAGATTGTGATTTCTGGTCGTAAACAGATCTCGTATGATCTTGCAGGTATCTCTGTGATCGATTATCTTGATCTCTACAAGAAATCCCCAGCAACTTCAAACCAAGAGAGTT